AACTAGCTGTACCTGCCTCTAGTCTTTCGGTTGCTTTTTGCGCAGCGGCTGCCGCTGCCTGGATTTCATTAATATTCTTTACTACTTTTTTAGCAGTGCCATTATCACTGACATTTACGCCAATGTTTACATTTTTTTGAGCCATTTGTTCCCCCAATAGGCAAAGACTGTCCTAAATTTTTAAATTAAATCTAGACTTATAGTTAACACGATTATACCACGCTGGCATTGTTTTGTCAAGCCTAAATTTTTTAGGTACAAAAAAGCCCATAACAACAAAGTGTTATGGGCTTTTTGCTTTTAATTTTTCTGAAACTAACTTCTGTCTTACACCATCCATATGTTGTAAGAAATCTAAACAAAGTAATATCTCAGCCGAATCTTCTATTCCGTATACCTTAAACAAGTTAAAAACTATAGAATAGTGTTTACCCATAAAACCGCCGCCCATTGAGTCCCAATTATCTGGTAATATTCCGTATATTACAAAACATTGTTGAACTAATTCAGGGAAGTCTCCTACTTCTATAGGTATTTCTTCTTCTATTGGCTCTTGATCTAGCATTTCACACATTTCAAAGTAACTGTCCTTTGTCATNTGTACATCGCTATTGTGAAAGTATCTGCGAAGCTGTTCTCTTACACCAGTTATTTGTTCGCTGAAAAGTTTCCCAAGTCTGTGACCTGTTCACTAATAAAACTGTCAAAGTTTGTAGAATTCTTCATTAGATACAAAGAGTTTTCTTCTGAGTACTCTAGTTCGGCTTCTAAATCTTGGTCAGTAAGGTCAACAGGAACTAGTTGTTCTAAGTATTTTAACTTTAGACCATCCCAGCCTTTAATGGCGTTTTTAACGTAAAGTTCTAGGAACAGGTCGTCATTTAGTTCTTCGACTGGTTGACGATTTTTGAAACTAGTTTTAGTAGACTTCTTGCGAATAGTCTGTAAAGTCTCGCGAGAAAGAAAAGCTACTTGAACTTTGAAATCAGGCATGCCTGGATATTCTACTTCAAGAGACTTTGAGGGAACAAGGAGATTTTTTAGAGAAATTGACATATGTATAATATTTTGTTGTCGTTCAAGGAAAAAAGCGGTACCGGAGATCAACCGGTACCTTGAAAGTTTTGGCTATTAAGCCGCGTTAGTTGTGTAGTACTTAACTTCTAGTTCATTAGCTGAACCAATGTCAAAGGCACTTGATGCAGAACCTTGAGCAGTAAAGTTAATTGTTGTAGAAATAACCTGTTCAGTTGCAACAGTTGGAATTGTTAACACAGCTGCTGGCATCGTTAACGATACTCGCGTTGCGTTACTAGATCCACCAATATTTACTTCGATTTTAAACTCTGGATCAACGTCAGTTGTTGAACCGGCTAACAAATCAGCTAACAGACCTGCAGTGTTTGTTGAACCTGCACGTAAGTAAGCATTAATGCTTCCGCTAATAGCGCGCGTACCAGTAAAGTAGGTAAAGGGACGGTTAACAACACCTAAGTTAGCTGGTGTTAAGTATGTTAAGTTGTTAGCAATTGTTAAGCTGCCACCAGTAAGGGCTACAGTAAACGCAGTACCACCACCGCCAATACCTTTAGCAATTGAAAGAGTGCTTAGCTTGTTAGCAATAAACGGAGCGGTAGTAATCTTAGCTTTAGCACTTCCAGTTAGACCGCCACCAAATACTGCAGGTGAAGCTGTTGTAGCTGTTAAACCTGAGATTTGACGTAAAATAGCACCTTTACCAGCCCAAGCAATCATAGCAATAGCATCTAAACCAAAATCAATTGTAGCGCTATCTAAGGCGCAGTTGTCAATAATGTAAGATACACCATCGATTAAAATGATTAGTCCAAATTTTTGTAATTGGTGAGAGTTGGAATTTGTTGCAACTACTGTTGCGTATGTAACACCATCTGACCAAGCTGGAGCACTACCACCGATTGCGTCAGTGCCTAACAAAGCATTCCATAGTACCGCTTCTTCAGCTGTAATATTTGTTCCGCCATCAGCAGGACGAATATAAGTGCTCATAGAAAAATCAACTGGCTCTAGTGCAGTATTAAAACTACGCTGACCACGAACTGGAGAGGCTCCTGCTTCGTTAAGTGTAACGGTTTCGGCAGTTGTATTCTGACTAAAACTAAATCCATCCATAACCTGGAGTTCTCTAGTGTTAGTATCAGTAAAACCGCTGGTTGCAACGACACCTGTTTCTGAATTTACGTTAGTAGTGAAAAATACACGACTATTACGAATTAAATTAAATGACATATTTCATTTCCTTTTAAGTTTAGTATCTTCGTGCTTTAACTAGATATTTATCTGTTGTAACACATTGATACGATTTCTTACATAATTGCATAACGCACTTGTAAGTTAATTTCTCCAACTGCATAAGGGGCTAGTAGCCCTTCATCAGTAGTTATTGACTGAATTAATATTTCAGTTGTTTCGTGGCCTGTAATTGTATCATAGGCCAGCACTCGATTAGCATCTACGCAGGTCTCTACATCTTCCAACAATTCTTCTAATTGTTGTTGTGCTTCTTCGCCTCGGCAGTATACTTTTAGGCTGATACCTAGAAAACCCCAAGCAAAATTACTTGGTAAGTATTCTCGTATTTCTGAGCCAGGGGTTAAATATATAGCTGGAAAGTCTTGGATTTCGTCCCAAAATTTTAGTTTTGCATACGCATTATTACTTAGATTAGTTTTATAAGGCGCTTGCCCATCAATTGTATTAAGTTTTTCTGTTAATGCTCTTATAATAGATGTTCTTTTGCTCATATGGCTACTGCCCTTAATCTATTGTCAACTTGTGTAGAGGCAATCTCTCGAATTGACTTAGATATTAATAACTTAGGATCTCGCGATTTAGGGTTAGATTGCACTCCACCAGCACTAAAAGTTGCATACGGATTCTTCATATAACTATAAAAAGCTGTTACCATTCCTGCCCTAGATTCTGTTAATCGCTCTACTTTTACGCTTTCAGCAAATCTTCCGCTACGTAAATTTAATATGTCACGCCTAGATCCGTTGCCCATATTCTGCTTTATTTTTTCAGCAAGAGTACTGTCTAGTAATAGCTGTAAAGAGTTTAAACTTACTTGTCGTGCATTACTAAATTTTAGAGCAGGCTCTTTGAATACTAGATCAGGTTTCTTAGATCTAGTTGGTTTTGTAACCTTTGATTTGCTTTGTTTAGTACCTACTGATAGTTTATTTTTTAATACTAAAGTAGTGCGAGAACCTTTTGTGATTTTTCCTACTACAGCATCTGCCATCATAGTAGTTAAGTGATTTAACATACTTGGAGAACCTTCTGTACTTACTAAGGCATCAAAAGTTTGCTGACTTTCCAGTATTTTAACTAGTTTTTTCTCTAGTATAGGATCTAGGTTTGTAGTATTATTTAATTTTTGCAACTGCAGCGCTCTATCTTTTACATAGTAACTTACTTTTTGTAAGTTACTAAGTAGTTTCTTAAAAGCTTCTTGTGCAGCTTTTTCTTGTGCAATATTAGATACGTTAGGCTTAACAGAAGAAATAAGTTTTGATAGATAAGTACCTGCAGTTGTTAATAAATCTCCTGCTTCCTTATTAAATTTTGCAAACTGAACTTCAGTTGTCAAGCGTATCTCTGCTGCATTTGAAAACAAACGCTTATCAGTTTCTGTAAAAAGATTAACGTCTAATGCAATATTACTACTTAAAAAGTCAGCATTAGTAACTAAATCTACTACTACCCCTAGTTGTTTTTCTAAATCTGTTAATTGTTTTGTGGAATTGTTAAATTTAACTTGTCCTGCAGAGTCTTTTCTTAGTCCGAAAGCTCTGATCAATCTTGCTGTAAAAACGCCAGTTAAGTGGCCTCCTTGTAAAGATTTTCTTAGCTGAGATTTTACTTCGTCTGTTATACCTGGGGTATTCTGCGCAATATACTCAGTGTAGTACGTTACAATCTTTCCTTGAGGAATATTTTTTAATAGTAAAAGATCCTTAAAAGATTCGTCTTCGTTTTGCGCTTTAGCAAAAACTGCTACGCTTTCTTTAGTATTTCGCGTAGGGCCCGAGTATATAAAACCATTCTTAACACGTCGGTTATCAGTTAACAAAAATTCTTTGTCTTTATAGTATACGTCTGAGATATAAGATACAAAACCATCAAATGATGCATTTTGTACAGCTACAGTTAATTTATCGGATAACTCTTTTTCTTCAATTGCTTTTGACATATCCTGCAATAATGCTGCAAAAGAGCCTCTACTCATTATAGATTCGTGTCTGCCGCCAACTGTATCCGTATCTTTTCTAATTTGATCCCTACTAGTGTAGGACTCAAATGTTTTTAATTTACGCTCAGTTAACGAGTCTCCAGTACCTTTAGTAATTACGTCAGTTAATCTGGAGACTATGTGCGAACGTACCGTCGCAGACATTTTATCTAAACTCATGAAAAGTCTGCCATATATTGATCTAACACACGTTTGATCGACGCTGGAAAATTACTGGAAGCTACATAATTAATCTGTGTAGTACCAGGATTTAAGTCACGAGTGCTGTGAACCACGCCATTGTTTCGTGAGTAGTACTCTATTAAGTCTAAAACTGCTAATTTTAAATCGCCAGGTACTACTTCGTATCCTGCAAAATAATTTACTCTGTATCCATTAATTTGTTCTGGGAATCCCATAGGGCTTAAACTAAGTACGTAGTCGCTACGAACTACATAGTCTGTAAACTTTACAAGATTAGTATAAGTCTTACCGTAATCTGCACTGTAAGCTACTGAGTTAACTGTAACTACTGGAGTTTCTTTTAAAATTATTGTTTTAAAGCCACCATCAAATACTTCAATCTTAGCCTCGTCGTAAAAGTCAATGAAGGTACGACGGCAATATGTTTTTACTAAATCGCTAACCTTGGGTATTAATAAATCAACTTCTGCATCAGAGTTTGTACTTGTAATTCCCATGTAAGCTTTGTATTCTGCTTTTGTTACTAAATTTGTTGCCATAAATACCTCGCTTGTTTTATAAAGGTACCGAATACCTTTATAAAACAAGACCCCGAAGGGTCTTGTTAACAATTACATTAGCAAATCAGGTTGCTGTGTACTTGTGTGCTGTAACAGCGTTACCTAAGTTAGTAGTAACACGTGTCATACCGGTACGGAGGCTAGCCACCATAACGCGACGCTGTGTTTCAACCAATTCTTGGGTATCAATGCGGAGACCGCGCTGGTTACCAACGATAAAGTTGCCTGGGTTAACAGCAATAGCTCCTGCAACACCAGTACCTGGTGAAGCGAACTCTGCAGAAACCAACACGGGGCTTCCACCGATTTGACCGATTTGACCGGTTAACAGTGTAGCTTGTGTACCAACTTGGTTCATGGTTTGGAAGGTTGTGTCTTCCAGCAATTGGTAATAAACATCGGTATTAACGATATAAATTACTTCTGCGGGATCGAGACCCCAAGCACCAAGACCTTGACGCAATGTGCGCAATTTAGCAACGTTCAAACCAGCAGCAACAGTGTTGCCAGTAGCAGTGGTGTTAGTAGCCCAGATGCTCAATCCTTTAACAGGATCAGAACCGGAACCAGCACCTAACAAGAAAGCCTTGTCAACGGCGCGAGCAACACGACGAACCATACCATCACGGATGATTGGCATCAAAGCCAACAAAGAATCTTCTTCTTCTTCGTATGCTGTATACTCGTTTGTGGCAA